ATACTGAAGTAGGTGTTCATTGCTGCCACCACACTGCTCTTGATTTCGCTGGTGCTTGCTGTAGATCCTTGTGCCTTGATCACTTTGATTGTGGCTCTCAATTGCTGTGCAGCCTTGGCACCAAACAATGGTTTGAAGTTCACAGAGTTCAACACAATGTTGTCTGATATCATTTTGTAATCTTGTAGACCTTGGTAAGCAGTTGACAACTCGTCAATTGTAGGAACATCAGGTTGTGTAACTGTGCCAGTGGTGTCTTTGATCCAGTTCTGGTAAGAAGTATAATATGCTTGTGTTACCACATACAGGTCAATGATGTTGGTGGTACCTGGGTCAATACGATTGGTCAGCGGTGAGTTGTGGCGGTATTGGAAGTACAAGTTTTGTCGACCTGATCTTGCAATCCATCCTGACTGTTCAACCAATGTTCTGGCTCCGGCAACATTAATGCTCAGTAGATAAAATGCCGGTGCAACAATTATTTCGCCACTGCTGTTGTAGGTTCCGTAGGCATAGAATACTTGTCCAGGACTCCATTCAGCTTTTACCAACTCAATGTCATCAAGTGTGGCATAGTCAGAATTGACTACGCCTTCTTCAACTAGCAAGTAACGTTGTAAATTGTCAAAGTCCACAGTTTGTTGTAAGAACACCCAGGGTCCTGTGCTAGGAATATCAGGAACAGGCCCTACAATCTCTTCAAAGAAGTCTGGGTTGTCTGGAACACCGTCATTGTCACTGTCGCGGAAACTTACTAACACCTGGAAGTCGTCAACATAACCGTCACTTTCAACAGGTTGTCCAATGATATTCATATAGATATCACTTTGCAACGGTTTGCTGTCGTTTGGTTGTGTGTTCATGGCCAACACATTTATAAAGTCTTTGATAATTGTGCCAGTTCGGCTATCGTAAACCAATTGGTCATCATAGAAGAAGAAACGTGTTTGTAACACACTACCAAAGTTATATGCAAGTCCACGGAATGTCACTGTGTAGTTTTGGTTTTCAACCACAAATTGTGCTAACCAGCTGGCATCTTTGTTTGTGCCTGATGTGTCTCCAGCATAGTCTTGGCTCCAAGTGGCATTGGCATCAAGATTTGTACTGGTGATTAGATACCAAGTACCTGGTTCAATCTTATTGCCCTGTGGCGTGGTAATTTCAGTGCTAGCATATCCAATACCAAAATTACGAAACAACTCAATTTGATCGCCCATCTGTTGTTCTAATGACAATGGCAAATCTGTAATAAAAACAGGAATAATACTGTCAACTACTGCATTTGTTGGCACAAAGTTGTTGAGAGTTACTGGCCCAGCGCCAGACGATAAATTGCCTAGGCCGCCGTTGTATCCGTCGCCAATGATAGCTTGAGGGCTTGCCCAGATTTCTAAACTTTCATCAGGCTTGGTTGGTACTCCAGGTTGTAATCTATTGTTACGATCAAAGTAGTAAGTGATACCATTGATTGTAGGAGCAGTAAATTTAATAATGCTACCAACCTGAATATATTCAAAAACAGTTGTAGTGCTGCCGCCAACAGGAATAGCATTTCCATTGGCGTTTTTAAAATAGCCTGTGGTCTCATTGGCCAATGTTGTGCTTTGTTGCCAGGTGCTCAATGCTGTGGCCGAGTCTGTTATGTTAACTTCAGGTCGCGGAAAGTTAGAATAATAGAACTGCTTCATTGTGGCCTGTCCAATTTGTGGTTGAGCAGTGTTTGTCACAAAATCTGCAATTTCGTTTCGGTTGATCCAAGAGAATAATATAGTAGGAAGAATATTTTGTTCCCATACAGCACCATCACTAGAAAATGTGTTAGTAGACGAGTACTTGCCAGTGTTGTCAACTAGATCCAAATAACGGCTTGTGCCAATTGAACTACGATTCAGTGCTTTGGATTTGATAATACTATTATAAGCAGTGTACGGAAACAGATTGTAGTCTTCGCCGTTGACCATGCGGTTCTGTGTGTAGTATCTAGCAGGTGCACGTTGCTTGATTGCATCAATTGTTTCACGAGCTTGCGCATTACTCACTGGTTGAGTGATACCACAAGTGAATGTAATTGTTTGTACATTACCATTACGGTCAGTGTAGCTGATTGGCAACGTGACATTTTGCATTTCTTCTGGATTGATAATGTACTGCAAGCCATTTGACGCACGAGTGTAACAACGGAAGATACCCACAGGAATTTCTGAGAACACACCATCGCCAAATACCAAAGTAATTTGGTCATTGCTACGACTGGTGGTAGAATAGATAGGCCGCAGTAATACAGTTTGTTCTGCGGCTGCGGTGTACACACTTTCTACATATTGCCATTCGCGGTTGACATTACCTACGTTGGTAAGTTCAAACAACCAACGATCCTCATTGTTGACGCCTTCCACGTTGATGTTCACAGTACGATTGCTTGTGCGTTCTGCCAAGTTAAAATCTGTATTCTGCAATGTTCCTTGCTTGAACATAAAAAAGTAACCAGTATTGGCAGAACTAAAACCCAGCTGATCATTACGGAATAACACATTAAAACTTGTGTTTGGCACTGGTGGTGGTTCGTACAAGTAATCACGTCCAGCACTAGTAGATGTGGTTGCTTCGAATGGCATGTTGACGCCATCAACTGTGGCAGTATAAGGAATAACAGGCAAAAACCCTGGCACTAGATTCACTGCATACTCAGCCGTGTCCACGCCTAATAATGTTTGTCTGTTGCCTGGACGGCCAACACGTTGGGTATCAACCAAGGAAGCATTGATAATTGCTGTGAATTGTTCTTGCCAGTCTGGATTTGTGGGATCAGCCCAGTCAACTGTGACGTTGGATAAGTTGACTCCGTTGTAGTCCACAACGTTTTCTGTTGTGGTAACATTGAACACTTTCAACAGGCCTTGGGCGGCTGTGTTGCGCTTGGGACTGTAGCTCACTAGGTTAGCCAGTCGCACAACTGAATCACGTCGTTCCGCTGTGTCTAGATAATTTTCACGAGTGTTAAGGTCAGTACGGAAAGCAAGTGATTGGCCCATGAACGCAATAATGTCCAAGAGCGCAATAAATTCACTTGATTCAATGTAGTCATTGAATGTTTCTGGATAATACAAACGTAGATAATCTACAAAACTCTTGCGTAGAGTTTCAAAATCGTAGCTTTGAAAGTCTGCTTCTCTATACGTTTGATAGATCTGCTTCCAATCTTCTACACCAAATATTGCCGTCTGTCTTGTGGTTGTTGCCATTGTTCTGTAACCTTCTTGTCACTAAAGTATTTATGGTTACTAAAAACGGCGTAGTTATACGTAGGAGGCTACTCGTTGTTGCTGGTCAAAGAAAATGCTGAGTATTTCTGCATTTTGTGTAGGTACCACAGTGATTTGTATTTCAATCAAGATACCATTTTCTTGTGGATATGTTTGTACGTCACTGATGTAGATACGTGGGTCGCCGCCTGCCACACGCTGTATTTCTGCTTCTATTCCGTTTTGAGTTTGAGTAGTCTGTGGTTCAAACAAAAAATCCCAAATTACTGTGCCATATGCCGGACGACCAGGCAGTTGTCCCTGGCGGATATTGAACGCATTTAGCAGGTCTCGTTTGATCAAATCAAAGTCAGTCAACGTAAACTTTTTGTATTGATTAATGGTGTTAAACCCAATGAATGTAGTCATGATAATATTTATATGCTTTGCGTTTCGGCTTTAAATCGTCGAATATTTTCAAGATCGGTATCTAGCAATTCAATCAAGGCCTGAGCGTTTCCAAGTGCCAATCGTGCTTTTGTAGCCAACGGTTTGTTGCTGGCTGCTACAGATGTTGCCAACGCATCTAGCTTGCCAATAAGTGGTGTGACTTCAGATTTCAATGCTGTTATTCTTGCTTCTCTAGCGTCGACATTATCAGATGTCAGTGGCTCAGAAATAATTGCCAGATCCTTGTTTCCGATAGTACTGAGTTGCTTGCCAATTTCTTTTAATTCTTGCTCGGCTGCAGGGTTTGGAGTTCCTTTGCTGAAGTTCAAACTGGGAATCTTATCGTTGCCAATCACTCTACCAACAGCGGCATTGAGAGTTGTTTTATTAATTGTTCCCACAGATCCTGTAACTTGTTTGATATTCAATGACTCGTTGGCTATTTTTTCATCCACTAAGTTTACCGCAAACGATGCGTCCTTGGCTGTTTGATTAAACTTTGCAACAAGACCTGAACTCAGATCTGCTGTTTGCCCTTTGGCCCAGGCAAGTGTTGCAGTAACATCCTTGGCTGCATTTAATGCAACTCCGCTGAGTACTTGTACTGATAATTGATCTACAGGAAGTCCTAGAGATTTAACTTGAGCTAGTCCAGTAGTCATTAGAGTCTGTTGTACTTTGGTTTGTGCTGCCGGGTTAGTCAACATGTTTTGAACCTGATTAACACCATCTTTGCCAGTCCATACAGAAGGACTGTTCAACACACTGGTTATGGAATTTTGTCCTGCAGAAACATATTTGGCTGCCATGCCCGGTTTGATATATCCTGCTTTTTCTAGTTGATTAACATCAAGTCCAAAATTACCAGCGCCGCCAAAATTACTTACAATGTTTGTTGGCTGGTTTACCAGCTTGCTTGCCTGTGCCAGTGTTCCGGTAACCTGTGAAGTATCTAACTTTCCAATGCTGCCAAGTGCCGGCAATGCTTTGACAAAGTTGCCTGGATTGATTCCGTTGGCAACTCCAGTCTTGGCAAGTGCAGAGGTAATGCCGTTGGTTGCTTTGGAAACTGACGCTCCTATACTGCTTATGCCCGAGGTCAGTTGAGATTGTGCTGATTTTAATCCATCAGCTACTTGTGTGGCCGCGTTCAGTACATCACCAGCTTTGAATCCTGTCAGTCCACCTGTCTTGACTTGTTTTTCAAATATAGCCTGGGCCTGCGCTTGTGTTAAGGTGTTAGGGCCGGTGATTTTAAATGTTTTTGCACTGTCGGCATCTACTGGGGCGCCTGGTACTTGATCAATGTTAAATGTAAATGTTCCCATGTTATTCTGCCTGTATTTCTATGCCTTCGGGAACAGGTTCTGCTCCTGGCGGTGGTGGGGGTTTGCCTTGTTCAAGACTCAGCTTGACATCAACACCTTCATTGTGATAACTGTAAGGCTCGTG